AGATTAACTTGCTTATTACCACTAGTAAAAGTAGTAATTCCATTATAATTATTATCAACATATCCTTTGAAACCAGAACTTTGTCCTTCAACAACTGTTCCTGCTTTAAATGGATATAACTGTCCAATTGTAGATATACCAATATAATCTGTTTGATCTTGAGATCCACTATAATTTAATGATCTATCAGTAAAGTACTTTAATACTTTAGTATCTTCATCAAATGAAGCAACATACGCTCTTGCTTTAACTGAAGCACCAGTTAAAGAATCGGTTTGTGTTTGCTCAATCACTTCACCTACTTGTGGATTTCCTGTTACTTGTTTAGTTGGATCTTGACTTAGTTGATCATTTTTAAATAACATAGCATCTAAACATGAAAACTGATTTTCATTAAAGACTGTTACTTGATCAATCTTAGTAGGATTTTTTACTATACCAACTATAGCAAATTTGGTATCTACTGGGAAATCTTTAGTGCTATCATCAAATCTCGCATAAATTAAGATCTTATCAGTTCCCAATTCTTGATAAATGTCATAACCATGTCCTCTACTTGGAGGAATAATAGGAACTAATTTAGCTGCTGATCCACCTGAATTGGTATTAACAGCACCCAAATCAACTAATCCATAACTATATCCCTTACCACCAGAAGTAACGGTTATATCGGTAACATTACCATCAGAATTAACATCAACTCTTGCTTTAGCACCAACTCCATCACCAACAATGTTAACCTCTTGTCCAGTTAGATTTGAATAAGATTGTCCAGCATTTTCAATATATACATGCTTAATTTGATTATTATTTAAAAGAGAATCTCCATTTTCTCTAACTGCTCTTATTTGAGGATCTGTGCTAGTTTCCCAATCGTTAGGAACAGCAACATATTCAGTAGAGTCAAATTTAATAATATCACTAGGTGAAACTGTAAATAGATATTTCCACAAATAACCATCACCACTACTACCTGCTTTAGATGGTTCTAAATCAGTAAATGTTGGCTCATCTTGAGATACATTTCCTTTAGCAGTTTGAGAAGTATTAGAACCATATCCACCATTATCAATACAAATATAAACTTTGTAGTCAGAATTCATTACATAATATCTGGATCTGTATAACTTATTTGCTTGAGTATTTGGACTTTGATTTTCACGACTATAATCATCACGATAAATCTCATATCTTTCACCAGCTTTCCAGTCAATTCTCCTGATAACTCTTCTTATATTCTTTGCTTGTATTTTCTTACCAAACATCATAATATCTCCAACATGAGCATTGCTGGAAAGACTATCAAGTGGTCTAGGTGTTTCTGAAGACTGATTCCAAGTTTCGGATCTACCATACCCTATAATACCACCCTCTTTTGTTTGGGTTGGGTTTGGCAAACCAATAAAAACGTAGTAGTTATTATTTGTAACAGAATCTACAAAATTACTAGCGTTAAGTATTCTAAATTGGTCAGTAACAATCGCTGGCATCTGAAATATACTTTTATTGTTTATTTATAGTCATTATAATACTTGTAATCTAATAGCACCTGTATTCCTCAATCCTTTAAGAGAACCCAATACATTGTTTCTCCTTTGAATTGTTGGGAATGTAGATAAACCAGAATCAATAGTAAGTCCAGTCACACCAATTGAAATTGGACTTGCTTCTCTAGTTGTGGTGTCTCCATATAACCTACCCCAAGTGATTTTACCCAAACAAGTAGTTACTCCAACATTTCCAGTTAGATATCTACCTGTAGAAGCTAAACCTACATGGTTAGTTGTACTTAGTACATTACACTTAATCTTAGCAACCTTATCACCTGCTACTGTTATTGAATGTACCTTGTAGATATTATCTAGGAAGGTTGTTCCTATACCAACAAGTGAAGCATCACCACTATCAATAGAAGTAACACCATCACCAATAGATGTTTCTTTAACTAGGATTGGATATCCTACCTGAAGTAAACTTGCTTGCTTACCATCAGTTACGTTAAAGAAGAACTCAAGAGCAAGTGGATTTCCACCAGTTCCAACAGCAGTTCCTATACCAGTAATGATGCCAGTAAATCCTTGTCCATACTTAATAAGATTAATATCTTCAGTCTTATATACTGGATTTTCAATTATCACTTGAGGTGCTACATTATATCCGTATCCAGAACTTGTAATTGTTAATGCTGTTAAAGATCCATTTGAAATTGTTGCTGTAGCAGTAGCAGTAGATCCAATACCAACACCAATTTCTGGTGGATTTGATATTCTAACAGTAGGTGTAGTCAAATAACCTTTACCATTATTAGCAATTGTATATGAAGTAACCTCTGTATTTCCAGTACCAACATTATTACCCAAAAGTAAAGTAACATCAGCAGGAGTTTGATCTGGAGCTGCTGGCATTAAGATACTGTCTACAGCATCCACAGTAACACCATATCGCTCAGAACTAGGAAGACGAAGTGGTCCTTCTTCATAGAAGAAAATTTCAGCATCATCTACGAATATTCCATCTTGTAGATCAAGACCTATACCAGAATCAATTTTAACATCCGAAATAACTTTTGCTGTTGGATAAACACATGGTTCAATAGATTCCCTATCTTTACTGACTAAACTACCTTCAATAATCTTGTCAACCTTCTGTTTTACCCAATCAACTGGTCTCCATATAAAGTCATCCAAACTATCAATACCTGGACCCGTATAAATGTCAGTTTCAAGAATATCAGAAGATAAAATCTCTTTAACTGTTCTATTTCTATTCTGATCCTCTCTACCAGGAACATAACGAAGTAATCTAATATCATCACCTGGTTTTATTGTTTCTTGAATGTCGATGATCTCAACATCAATGCCTCTTTGTCCAAGGTAGAAGAATATATCAACTTTATCACCTGTATCAGGTGCTTCAGTAAATGTAAATGTAGCACCACCTTCAAACTGATAAGCAATACCAGGTGTTTGAATAACACCATTAACAAAGATAATCAATACCGCATTTAAATCAATATCAGAGGATATTGAATCATTTTCATCAGTTTCAAAACTTAATAGTTGTCCATTAAAGAATAATGGGAATCTTCTTCTAACACCATTCTGGAGATTTTCTATATTATCAATAAAGTCAATTTCACCAAATTGCCAAGCAGCAAAGAAATCATTAAAGATTTCAACAACTTCAAGTTCAAACTCTTTAAGAGGTTCTCTTAATTCAGAAGATGTAACCAATCCAATAGGTTTGAATCTATCACCAACCTTAAATGAATGACCAGGTCTTGATATAGCAAACTCTGATATTTCAAATAATGTTGATCCTATACCAACAGCAGTTGAAGCAGATCCTACATTTAGGTTAAGTAATAGGTTTTCACCAGTATCTGTAGTCTTACCTATACCTAGTCTAGAAACACCAACAATAGGCATATCCTCATAAATTGGTTGAGGGATCATTAATTCTGGATTTACATATCCAGATCCACCATTCACAATAGTAAATTCTAAAGCACCACCAGTACCAGCAGGAGATTTACCAACATTTACAGTAAACTTCTTAGTAGAAACAATAGTCTCTACACCCATAAAGGCATCATAATATGGATCAGTTGTTCTTGGATAAGCATGATTTGTTGAATACTGATCTTTGTTACACTGGAAGACTAGAGATCCAGTAGCAAATTTAACTCTATTATTTGCTTTCTGAATATTATTTCCTACAGAACGTAGATACTGATGTGATGAAATATTTGTAGAAGGTAATGTTGATAATGCTTGAATTTCAATTTTATCAGCACCGTCAATTGTAATTTGAACCCACTTATTAGATAAAGGATCAGTACTTCTTGGATAAGAATGCTCACTAGCATAATTGTCCTCAGAACACTCAAAGAATATAGAATTATCTTCTAACTTAACCCAATCACCATTAGATAATCCGTGATTAGTAGTTGTAGTTATGGTACAAATACCAGCTATTGGGTCATATATTGCAGTATTTGTAGATAAAGTATCTGAGGCAGTAAATCCATGAGTAGTAGCAGTAGTTACTGTCATGATACCTGATTGAGGATCATAATCAGCAGTATTAGCAGTAAATGGACCACCAACATCAGCAGTTACACTTTCTATCTGTACAGGTTTTCCAACATTACATGTAATTTTTTGAGCAGTTACAGCAGTAATTGCTAAAGCAGTATTATATGCTGGATCAGTTGGTCTTGGATAAGCATGATTTGATCCATGAGAATCAGCATCACATGTCATTATTATTGCTTTAGGGGCAATAGTTACTGTATCACTAGTAGTGAAACTATGATTACCTATTGTTAATGTGAAGTCTCCTGTACTTGGAGTGTAAACGGCATTGCTAACATCTCTCTTAACTCCAGCAACAGTAACAGCATCACTTATAGAATCAACATATTTGTGTGTTCCAATAGCATTTACAAACTTATGTCTATTTGGGGCTACCATAGCAGTTACA